GGGCCCATAGTACAACGGCAATTGTACGCTTGCCCCGGAATCCCTTGTTCAGGGCCTTCATAGCCCCTATCCACGTTTTCTTGATTAATTACGGGCAAGTCGTCAAACGAAAAAACCTCGCCGCTCATTGCTATGTGTGATTGCCGGGGGTGTTGGCCGCCTCCGCTGTGTAGCCAACGAAATTTTTTAACGCCAACGCTTTTCAACGTCACTGCGTTTACCGCGTTGTAAGATTTCCGCACTTGATCGTCTGCAATGTTTTTTGCTCGACGTTCAGTTATGGCCCCAGATTCATACAGCGTGTCTTTTATTGTAGAGATGTCGCCACCTGAGGAAATAGCGTCAACCAACGTTTTATTAACACGCTGCATGTATTCCACGGGGATAGATTTTATCAGATCGATATTGGTTTGTATTGCCTGAGCACCTACGTCAGCCACGCGCTCCGGAACAATTCCTGAAGTCAACGTGACTTCTGCGCCCATTTGTTTAAGTGTTCGGTTAACTGCGGTTGCACTTGCGGATATTTGTTGTCCTACCATTTTACTAGCGACCCCAAGCGCGGCTTCTGTAAACCCGGCGTTAAAACGGTCTGCAAGTAATTGAGATACAGTTAGAATGTCGCTTGACGTTTTAGAGTCCGAAGCAAACGCCTGTCGGTCTTTAAAAAACTTTTTGGACTCCTCGGTGCTAAGCAGCGGAAATAGCTCTTTTTCAAGCGTTGCGCGCATCTGGTATACCATTGCTTTCAAAGTGCGCTTGTAGTCGCCTAACGTTCGGGCATTGTAATTTAGCTGTTTCCCCTGGACCTGCCTGGGTCTAAAACGGCGAGTTGGAGGAATTTTCTTCATCAACTAAATCCGGCGTTTTCTCGTTTTGAGGCCCCAAATTCATTTCAGGGATATTTTCTGGGTCCGTTGACAGACCGTTATACCCGCTGTCTTTATCTGCAGCAATTCTTTCTCGTACATCGACACCGTCAATTGCGCCTGTTGAAACTAAAACCGCGTCGGTGTCTGCTTTGAGTTTATTGACTTCTGCAGCCTCTTTCGCAGTCATCGCGTCCAACTCTAGCCATTTCGGTTCTACCTTAAATGGAGTGACGCCGTATTTAGGAGCAATCTCCGATCGTACCAGCAACTCGTGGTGGCGCAAAACTAACGGGGTACACGCGTGCTCTTGAATGCTTTCTAATTCTTCATGATAGTTAGACTCTTCGTATTCCCCAGTTGCGTTAAATCCTTTCGGGGACGTTCCCATCAACTTAACCACTGGGACATTACACGCCGCTGCAACAATTTGATACTGCGTTGCGATAATTGCGTCTAGGTCTGCAAGCGCGGTGTCTATTTGCGTTAGCTCATCGTCTAACCCAATAACGTAAACTTGCTGATTATTACGATAATTCACAAGGGTTTGAAGCTGGTTGTCGAATTGACGCTGATTTTGAAGCGCTTTTGCCGTATCAACCTTCAAAATTGCGGTGCGCTTCGTCATCGCTAAAAGCGGCGCTTCGTTAGCCGTACGCTCTGCGCAATACACGCGCTCATATATTTTTTGAACCGTTGAGATACCGCCGTAAAAATAAGTCGGTTTTAAAATATCCGGGACTTCCCCGTTTCTAAATATAACTAAATGGGTACGGTGGACGGGCTTACCCTCAATCATCCACCAGGTCGGTTCGTAGAAATCGATTGCCCCGGGTTTTGACGCTGCAGAAACGTCTAGCAGCGGCGTTACCCAGTACGGATCAATTTGTGAAATTCCTCGATAAGAACCGGGTCGCACGCCATCCGGGTTGTAAGGCTTTTCATAATAGTCGGGGTCAGGGCTATCCACAATAAATTTAGCAATACGAATACCAAAAATACGACCCATATTCACAAATTCAATTAAATTTTTGTGCAACTTGAACTTCCGGTCGCCTTCAGCAATATCAGCAATCATTTCGGGGGTAATTTCGGTCCCGTCGTTGCTTGTTATTTCAAAACCGTTTCTAACTGCGTCCTCAGCTGGGACCAGGCAAGCTTTGTTTATCAGCCAATTCTGCGACAAAATTGCGCACATTTGATAACCAATAAAACTTTGAGCCGCGTACCAATTCATGAGAGGAATAGAAACTGAATTGAAATACCCGCCGTTTTTAATAGACGTAGAATAGCTTGCGCTATCCATCGCCATTGTTTGTCCATTTGCCGTTCTGGGTTGGGGCGGAGGTTCTCGCAGGTTGACAGTTAGCAAATTAGTCAACGCCATTTCAGGGTTGGTAATTTCCGATGCGCCGTAGTTATCAGCCCCCCAAACGCTGTTACGTTGAGGTTCTTCTTTTTTGTGTTTGCTAGCAATAGCTGCCAAAGTACTTTTAAACAAAAATGCTTCTCCTCACTGCTTCAGGCGCAAATGCTATTACTGCAGCGTCTGCTAAATTTGGCGACCTACCGCCATCTGGGGTTTTTTCAATCATCAATTTGCCGTTTTTACTGAGAGTGTACACCGCTTGCGACAATTCGTTAACTAATTTTTGGTAGTTATCTATTGTTGATGAGATAGATATGATCTCGTCGGGGTGAAACGGCATACCTTTACGCACTGCGCGAAACGTCTTCAAAAACCGTTTTCGCAACGCCCACCACGATTGAGCTTTAAAATTCTCAAAATAGTCTTCGTTAGTTCGACCTTTAACGCTGTCGTTTAAGTCACGTTCAAAGACCTCCTCTGTTGGGTTAACTACCGCTGCGCTGCCCCTGTGGGCGGTAAACGAAATCTCTTTAATCGAACGGACCTTACGCCGCTGGTTTTCTACACGCGCGTCACCTCGTACTCCTGCGCCTAGGCCGTCAGCGTCATATCGGACATTGTGGTAGCCCTCGGCATCGCATATTTCAAACGCGCGCATTACGGTCCGGTAAATATCTGAATCTACCCCGGACCATAGGTCCACCAGCTCTATCAAAATACCATGACGGCCAATCGCGCCGTTTTTATCGCTACCCTCGTCTGCTACGTCTAGCCCCAGTCGTCTAATTCCTGTAGGTTCAATGCACAATGCGATATGCGCGTCCACCGCCGCTTGCACCCAGGCCGACGGAATAACCACGCCCTCAACCGAAGCGTTGTAGTCTAAGTCCAACTCTTGCGCGATAACTACGGGGTCGTCTATACGCTCACAGGCGCGTTTATACCACGCATCGTCTTTACGCGGGTCTTCCCTCCAGTGCATTGTGAAAACTTCAATTTTGCCCCCGTGTCGCTTCCTAGCGAACGGGTTATTCATACCATTCGGGGTGCTAATGTAAACGGGGCAGTTGGTCGTGGACGCTAACGATTTTTCAACTTCTTCCGGCTGCAAAATATGCGCGGCCTCGTCTAAAAAATAGATGGATTTTCTATCCCCGCGCCCAATATTATTGCCCGCCTCGCCGCTGATTACACTTCCGGTATCGGGAATTAATATTCGCATGTGCGGGGAATTTTTACGCGCATCAAAACCCGCGCGAAATTCCACTGGGAGTAGCGAAATGTATTGACGGGATTTGTATAAAATTGACTTAGGGTCACCGCGTTTGTCGACGTATTCCTCTTTACGTGATCCAAAACCAATTTCCACGCGATCCATTAAAACGGCCATGGAACTAGCGAGAGCTACGCTTAACCAGCTTACGCCCATTTCTCGGGATTTATCTGTCAGCGCGGCGCGTTGATTACGCCAGCAACCGATAACCCACTTTATCCACTCTTCTTGTCGCTTAAATAGTAAAAAAGGGATAACTGTAGGTAGGTTACGCTCAGCGTTTCGCGGGTCAGAAGTCGAACCCCAGTCAATAATGAATTGCGCAATGTCCTCTCGGTAGTACGCTTTTAAGTCAACCAGCATTTCAGGATCGCGTCTAATGCGATTTAAGCGCTCTAAACGCCAATCAAAAACCTTGAGGTAATCGGGTCGTTTAAAATCAAAATCGAACGGTATAGGCACTATTTACCCCATTAAACGTTGATATACACGAGATGCTTCGATGGGGTCCTGGGTTCTATCGCTAGCAAGAGGCACAGCTTCTGCAGCCGGCTTATCAATTTTAGCCACAGCGCCTTCTTCAAATAATCCGAGGTACCTCGCTAAATTATTTAACGCCGCGTCTTGATCACGCAACTTGATTTCGATGGAGTGCCGGGTTTTCTTCGCGCCCGCATATAGTAATTTTGCAGACCCCTCTAGTTTTCGCGTATCAGCAATGTAAATTTGGTTAACGCCCTCGCCCCCGCAGCGGAAACAATTTTCGTTCGGGGGTTGTCCGTATTTGGCATCTGACCCGTAGCAATTCGGACACGCGATACGCCGCACTTGTACGATGTCGTTCGGGTCAGCACGTGCGATTTTAACCCACTGCAAAATGACGTCACGCGCCGTCACCCCGGCTTCTTCGATGAACCGTTCTTGTAATTCACGAACCCGGGCCGCGACCTCGGGGACCTTGGTGATTGCATATGCGCGTTTTTGCAGCAACGAGTGGCTTGAAGTAGCGCCATAAACCTCGCGGTACGATTCAATGCTCGTTTTGCCAGAGGCGTATAGCACACAGAAACGCTCTTGCTTTGTAGTTAGGTTTTTTTTCATCGTCAAATCGTATCACGCCTAAATTTATTTTGTAAAGCGCGATCTGTACAAAAATTAGTCATACCCCGGACCCCCCTATTTTTTGGTCCGGGGTATGTCCGGGGTATCGTACGGGGTGGGTAGTGTAACCCTTTGATTTATATACTATTATTACCCATACACCCTAAAATACCCCGTACAATGGTATGTCAGTGTGTATATAAAAATAATACGCGTGTAAGAATATACCATGTATTCGTCGTATATTCTTACACGCGCATAGGGTATGCATATGGAGGTAGCGACTCGGAATTCTACGGGGTACTGGGGTAAATCGCCGTTTTTCTGTTTTAAATCAAGGAGTTGCGCTACCCACGAGTACGGGGTAAATCGAGGGTAAGTCCGGGGTATTCGTTGGTATTTTATACAGACGGAGCCGTTTCCAAACTTTGTCAG